AATGACCGCCAGCATGATCTTGTTGACCTCAAACTTGGGCTTGTTCTCATACTGATCCCACAGTGGGCCTTCCCACTGGCTGCCGCACAAGGAGTAGAAGCGCCTGTCTTGCAGGCACTGCAGGCGCTCATCCCTCAGCGCAGTCTGGATGTCATTGAACTGGCGCAGGGCTTCGCTGTGCAGATTCGAGAGCCGTTGGTCGTTTGAGATTCTGGCCATAGATTAATTCCTCAATTTGTGCAATTGTCTCACCACTTTTTCATATTGGCGATGGGGGTGAAAGCAATGGGCCTGGCTGCGCTGGATCGCCGCACGGCCTCGCAGGCATACCGCAAGGCGTCAATGACGTGGTTTTTCTTATCCTCAAGCACCGGCAATATTCTGCCGGTCAATGGGTCTTGCTTATAGCTGTAAAGGGTCAGCTCGTCAATTGTGTGGATGCAGCGCGGGTGAACCACGATGTCGTAGTTCTTCAGGAACTCAATGCCTTCCTCGACTGACTTCGGGCCTTTGATCGCCGTCATGATCTTGGGAAACCCGTTCTTTTTCATGTGGCTGATGGTCTCTGGCCTGGCCGAGTCGGCCACGATGGGCCACTTCTCGGCCTCGGGCACGGTCATGAACAGCTCGGGGGTGTTCACGATCTCGCAGCCGACCATGTAGGCCTCGTAGTCGATGTAAAGCGTGCGGCCAATGATGTGGCAGCGCACCAGTGTGGTCGGATCGACGGCAAAGCCCCAGTCAGCGCCGAGGCGGTGGATGGCGTCTGGTGGTGCCTCGAAGTCCTCGACGCGCCAGTTCTTGAACACTCGGCTGCTGCTGTTTGTCAGGTACTGGCCCATCCAGACATGGCTGTACTTATCTGGATCGCGCCGCTTGTCGTACTCCATCTCGTCGCGCAGAACGTCTGGGAACCAAGGGTTGTCGGTGAAGTTGACCTTCAAGACGGTGGCATCTTTGGGCGGTGTCGGTCCGCGCAGCAGGAAGTCCACCGGATCGGACTGATCGCGCGGGTTCCAGGTGAACCACAGCTCGGAGCCTGGCTTGCGGATCGTTGGCCGCAGCAGGTCAAGGCTGGTCTGGCTCAGGCTCTGGGCCTCCTCAACCCAGGCGCAGTCATAGCCCTCCAGCGACTTGATCGAGTCGGCGGTGTGATTCTGCATACCCTGGAAGATGATTGCGCCATCGGCCTTTTTGGACTTGATGACGACATCCTGCACCTCGAAATAAGCGCCAGCGTTCATGTCCTGAATCTTGGTTTCCAGCAGGCGCTTGACGGACTGGTTGAGAGACTTCTGGATTTCGCGCACGCAAACGCTGCGCCGCTTCTGATCCATGATGTGAGCCTCGATCATCAGCTCGGCAAACATGTGGGACTTGCCAGAACCTCGGCCTCCCCATGCGCCTTTGTAGCGGCTTGCCTCCAGCAAGGGCAGTGCCCATTCTGGGGTCTGGAGCTGGAGAACGCTCATGTCTTGACGATCACACGCTCAATGCGTTGTACCAGCGGATTGGCAGGATCGCCAGAAACTTCGATCTTCTCGCCGTACTTTTTCGGGGCCAGCTTGGACAGCAGCCACTTGCGGGTATCGACCTGCAGCTTATGCTTCTGCACCGCTGCCCAGTCTTTCTTGCCGTCTGGCTGCATTCCGACATCGGCATCGCTCAGCTCGATCACCTCGTTGGCAATGCGCTCGATCAGGTCTTCCCTCGCGCGCGCGTATTCTGCGGCAAGCTCTGCGTCCTCATTGACCCACAGGTTGAAAGTGCTTTGCGACAAACCAGCGGCTTCGCAGGCCTTGAATGCGCTCAGACCGTTACGCATTCCGGAAAGCACCAGGCCGATCAACTCGGCCTTGTTCTCGTGCCTTCTGACCGGCTTCTTTGCGCCAGTCTTTGCTTTGTGTGTTTTCGTGGTCATGCTGCATTGTCCTTCAGAATTTGCTGCCGCGCCATCTTCATCGCATCCTTGAGGTCAATCCTGAGCTGCTCGTTTGCTTCCTGCTCGGCCAGCAGTGCAGCGTAGCAGTCCTGGCAAAAGCGCACCAGGTTGTCGCGCTCCCAGGTTGCGAAGTTGGGTTGGTCGATTGGTTGTGTCATGTTAGTGCTTGCTTACTTTCCTGTGGATAACTTTGTCCCAATTCTCCCGCATCCCAGTGCCCCTCTGCCCCTCACCTATAGGTGTGAGGGGCGGGGAGGGGCGATTTTCTGGGCTTTTGCCCCTATCGCCCCTAACCGTCCCAGGGGCACTGAGGGGCGATTAGGGGCGATTTTTGGGGGCATTTTTCTGCATGAGCATTGCGCTCGCCTGGGTCTTGTTGCTGAAAATCCAGCCATGTTCGAAGGTCTCCAAAGTGCCTGCATTGAGCAGTTGCTCGATGATTGAACCCGATCTGGATGCCTCGGTTTTGTTCTTGGCGGTGCGCTCAGTCGCACCATCTTTGACCAGCAGTTCACGCATCGCCGACCTGCTGACGTAGGGAAAACCCTCGCGCTCTTCTGCACCTGATGCCCACCAAGCACGCTCAACTGTGCGCATGTTCTCATCGTGTTTTGTGGGTTTTTTGTGGGGTTTCGTGTCATTTGCTTCCTGATCTGGAACGGCCACGCAGGTGGTGGAAGGTGAGCCAAATTTGCTGATCCCCATCTCGATCACCTCCAGACGGAAGTAGATCGTCTCGCCCTTGCTGGGCAGCTCACGCTGCTTGGTGACCGTTACAGACCGGCTGCCATCCTTTTCAGAGACCTCGATCTCGGTGTCGATGTGGGCACGGATGCCTGACCAGCCCCTTGCACCCTTGGCTGCGTCCTTGCCGTTGTGATGAATAATCATCATGGCAGCGCCTGTGGCGGTGGCCACTTGGTCGAATCTGGCCATGACTGGCCCCATGTCCTCGCCGCTGTTCTCGTTGGCCCCTGCGCTCATCCTGGCCAGCGTGTCTCCAATAATCAGTCGCACCGGCTTACCCTTGGCGATCTCAATGGCTCGCACCAGCTCAATCACATCATGGGCATCCTGGTCTCCGACATAAAAATTCATCGGGACCGGAACCATCGCCAAGTTCTCCAGGCTGCAGCCGTGGAACTTCTTGATGGCCTGCATGCGCGACCGGATGCTGGCGGGGGCTTCGCTGGCCAGGTACACCACCAGTCCGGGGTCGGTCTTGCGGCCATAGCAGTCCTCGCCACTTGCGATGGCCGTGGCCACCGACAGTGCCCAGAAGGTCTTGCCTGAGTTGCTGTCGCCATAGACCACCACCGAGCTGCCGATGGTCATCAGGCCTTCCACCAGCTCGTCTGGTGCCTCGTAATCGCTGCCGAGCTGGTCACCGAACACCACCTGCAGTTTGTCGATCACGGCTGAGCCAGTTTGCTGCACTAGCAGGCCTACCAAATCGTGCCCAGCCTGTGCATAATCGTTGGCATCCATGCCCTCAATGGGTGGGATAATCACCCTGGCCCCGAACTTCGCGCTGGCTTGGTCGGCATACTTTTGCCCGACGCCATGCTTGTCATGGTCTGCGACGATCACAATATCCTGAGCTGCTCCGAACATTTCGCGCAGGCTGCCAGTTACCGGCACCAAGCTGCTGGCACTGAATGAAGCCACGCAGGGCCGCCCGGTTGTTTCGTGAATGGTAGCTGCGGTGGCAAACCCTTCGGCCACATAAAGCACGCCAGGCTCATCCAGTGAGCCTACCATCCAAAATTTCCCACCGGCCTCGCCGCCGGGATGGTACAGCTTGCCCTTTTCGTTGTCGATGTATTGCAGAGTGCAGAGCTGGCCATCCTTGTCAAACAGGGGCACGATCAGCCTGCCATCGCCTGTGATACGTGCGCCGTGGGGCTGGATGCCTTTGCGTGCTAAGTATGGATGGTCTTGATGTGCAGCCTGGGCTTGGCTCCAGATTGTCTCAACCGTGTTGGCTGCGACTTCGTGCTGCTTTTCCAAGGCCGCATCACGCATTGCCTTGGCCTCAGTAACGCGCCTTGCGTGGGCCATTTCTTCGATTGCTGTGAGCCTGCGTCCTACATCACAGCGCCAGACATGATCGATGCCAATGCGCCAGCAGCCAAAGCGTCCGGATGGAACGCCATCTGGGTAGGCGATGTACCAGCCAGATTTATCGTAACCCTTGCTGCCCTTGGTTCCACTGTTGAATCGATGCATCTTGCCATCGATCTCAATGGGCTTTTCTGGCTTTGCAAGCCCCGCATCAAGGATGGCATTGAGGAGCTGTGTCTCTGGATCGTCAACCCTCTTCTCAGGTGGTGGAGACCAAGGACCGCCAAGGATGTTGGAGAGGTCAGCCATGCAATGCCGCCTCCTGCCGTGTCAAATAATCCGACAGCGCCTTGACCGTCTCGTACAGGGGCTTGGAATCCTCCTGCATAAACCTGTAGACCGTGGCTGGATGCACGCCAGCATTCTCGGCCACTCGCTTGAGGTTGGCGTCCTCAAGCCGTTTCTTGATCTGCTCAACAGTCATCATTTGTTGCACCTCTAAAAATATTTTTGCGGGGGTGCTTGCACTATACCCGATTTTCGGTTTATGATGCAACCACTGCGCGAACGGAATCACCCAAAGGCGCAGCAACCAAGAAGGAGAGCCAACATGGCAATCAACGTGAAGACCACCGGCAGCCTGGCTGCCAACGGTGTGAAAGTCCTGGTCTATGGCCAGGCAGGGGCTGGAAAGACCAGCCTCATCAAGACGCTGCCAAGCCCCATTGTGCTGTCGGCAGAGGGTGGCCTGCTGTCCATCCAGGATGCCGACCTGCCGTTCATTGAGATCACCTCGATGACCGAGCTGCAGGAGGCTTACACCTGGCTGACCAGCAGCGACGAGGCCAAGTCCTACAAATCGGTGGCACTGGACAGCATCAGCGAGATTGCTGAG